GTGAAATAGCCATGATTTAACCTCCTTATAAGCCTACGTTATTGGTCATCTGGTGAGCGCCCGGATTGAACTTTACAAGTACATCTGGGAACGCATCAGCAGCATCTGACACATGTGAAACAATACGAAACGCCGCTGCGGCAGTCTTCACCGTAGCGTCCAATGCAGATGTAGAGTTACCTGTCGTGGTATTACCAGTTGAGGTAGACTGCGCTGTTGCAAAGAATGTGTTTGTACCGATGATTGTTTGTGCTCCTGTACCATCAAGCTGGGCTTGGAATAGTACGTTTGGATCGTCAACAACATATGCCTTAATAGCATCACCGTTGGAAGTTCCAGTTGGGTAATGCTGCGCTTGGACCGTTTGGCCTGAAGAATTTACATACTCACAACCAACGAAAACGCCAATAGCGCCAACGCCTGTTGTTCCTGAGATGCTGTTAGATGTCAGGTCTGCACCTGAACCAGTTGCGAGTGCGATGTAACCATCAGCCCCAATGATAACAACTTGCCCGTAAAACAGGTTTGTTGCTTCTCCAGCGGGGTCAATGAGATACTGATTAGTCGCACCAGCATACGGCATTCCGTCTGCGCGACGCACAGGTTTTAAGCCGTAGGGAGCTGCTGTAGTAGCCATTTTCTCATACTCCTAGAGTTTAAGTTACGACAAGCTCCCCAAAGGGGTTACTTGCCAAATGAAGATCGTGTACTCCGCTCTGGATTTAGAACGGGCATACGAGGGTCTGATTGTTTTAGATACGAGTTATCAACAGCATCCATTTGGCTTTGAGCCGCCTGTAGCTGTGCTTCAACCCTAGCCTCGACCTGTTCAGTAGCAAGTTGACATAACAGTAAACCCCCTACCTCAATACCGTCTTGGAATCTTGAATCTATATCAGACACAATGTGAAGGTCTGGATGATCCTCCTTACGAACTGGCGTCCATCCCTCACGAAATCTGGAAGAGACGTTAGTGTTATCCGTGTTTCCCAATGTAGATGTGCGGATCCAACGGAAGGTAATACCATCGCGTGGCTCTGGGGAAGGTAACATTGTCGGTCTAGTCCATGACGCTTTACGTTTGACCGCATCACGGGTCTCTGTTGTGCGTGGAGATCTGTTCGTCATTTAGATTGATCCTTCATTAATTGCGCCGCATATTGCTCATTTGAGAGTCCAAGCCGCTTGGCGAGAGAGGCTTGCGTTGAGGTAAGTCGCACTGTGCGTGATTTTTTCGTCGTTCTCGACGGTGCAGCAACCACGGGGCCACCTTGACGTTGGGGTGCTTGTACCTCTACTTGCCCATCGTCAAACTTATCTGGAAAGACCTGTCTCATGGCCTTGTCAATTTCTGTATAATACTGATCTGTATTTGGATCAATCCCTGATTGTACAAGCTTTTGATGCACACCATATGCATAGCCTGTCATTTCAGGAGTTTCAGGATTCTCAAACCAAGTATTTTTCTTACCCCACTCTAAAGCGCGTGGATCAACTTGCGGCTTAGCGGGTGCCTGTTGTTGATATTGAGGCTGAGGCTGAGGCGCAGGTCTCTTCTGAGGTTTGTAGTTGGCTATCTTGTCTGCTTCTATTCTCAGAGAAGTGACCTTATCATTAGCCTCAAGGATTAAATCAGAATCCCCAGCGTCAATAGCCTCTTTATATGCTAACTTTGCGCGATCTAACTCAGCTTGAACACGACCTTTGGCTTGAGTAACAAGAGTTTCCTCTCCCTGTTCAAGAGTTTTTCTAAGACGCTCATTCTCAGCCTTAATAGACTCAGCATACTTTAGAGCTTCTTCGCGAAGTCTAATAGCTTCCTCTTTATTTCTACGCTGCTCATTGGCCTCATAAGTCATTTTCTTGAAACGCTTTTGAACACCCTCAGAATACTTATCTAACTCATCATCGTTAAAAGTTTCAGGAGCAGCATCTTCAGATTTACGGGGCCTACCACGATCCTCTTCTGGGGTATCGTCTACAATTTCAATTTCAAACTTATCATCAGACACAACATCTTGTGTATCAGGTGATTCGTTTCCAACATCTTCCATCATTTCAGGTTCTGAAGCTAAGTTACTCATGCCCGTGTATACCCCCTTGGATCGTCAACAACGGCCTCAACAGTGTCATCATTCACTAATCGAAACTCTTTGCCATGTATTTTGAATCTGGTTCCTGAGTAGGATCTAAAGATTACAAAGTCACCCTCTTTGCAGTAGGCTCCATTTGGGAATCTTTCCTTATCAGAATATGCATCTGGCCCAGTCTTTATAACAAAACCAATAATAGATGCTGTTTCTTCTGCTTGTCTGAGGCCATCTGGCATATAGACGCCACCCTCAGTCTTCTCATTAACCTCAACAGTGCTAATAAGAACCTTGTAGCCTTTAGGTTCAGGTAACTGAGTCGCTACTTTTTCCTCAGTTATTTTAGTGTCTGCATACATTTTATATACCTTGCAGTGATTAGGTTCACAGAAACCGTGCGCGGATTACCCCACGAAGCCCCCATATGTAGAAATAGTTCAATTGAACTTATTGTTCAATAAATCTTTTGTCCATTTCCTGTAAATCAGCTTCAAGTAACTTTAAAGCCTCATATCTCCCAACAAGTCTGTTGTAGTCTTCCATAGTTTGCGCTTGGCCCCCAGCCAAGAACTGTTCTATTTCAACTTTATAATCGGAGATACTACGCTGCATGAGCGCAATAACTGTATCATCCATCTCCCTTACCTAGCTCCTTTGCTAATTCAACACCAAGTTTCGCCCCAGCTTGCTGGTCTGCTCGCTGAGAGTTATCAAGATCGGTAGCCAGCTTAACCCCTAGCTTGGCACCCTCTCTTTGATTAGTGGCTTTTATCTTTTCAGCTTCAAGCTGAAGTTTAGCCGTGTCTAGTTGCATCTTATGCTGAAGCTCTTGAGCTTTTAACTGAAGCTCTTGCTGCTGCATCTGAACCACAGGATCTTGCTGTTGGGCTTGAGCTTGCTCTTGGGCGGCTTCCGCTTGATCCTTCTTCAGAAGTTTCTCTGCTGCATCCTTAGCCAACCTAGAGATCTCAACCTCTACATCTTCAGGAAGGTTCTGGTCTTCACTTGGCAATTCAACACCAAGCATTTTCTCCATTTCCCTACGATACTGGAACGCAACATGCTCTGTAATATGAGCCGCCATTGATTGCTGTATCACTTGAGCAAATGGAGACTGTCCTATCATCTGAGCCAGCTTAGGATCTTGGGCAGCAGACATATGAACAGCTAAGTGAGCTTCATGATCCTGATATTTAAATGCCTTAACTGGCTCTTGCTTCAAGATCATCATGTTCTCAGTTACGGGGTCAGCAGGCTTGATATCATCAGGAAGCTTAATAAGATCATCAGCATCTTGAATACCAAGAACCTCAAGCATCTGTCTGTGCAACTTGCCCATGTCATACAACTGAGGAGCTTGCTGAGCTAGCTGCAATGCAGCTTGATACTGCATGATCCTTTGAGACATCGTGGCAGCATTAGGATCTGAGACTGGTATGACATCTATGCGCTTATCAAAGTCATCTGTCCTACTGAAGTCTCCATCAACTTCATAGGCATACTCTTCTGGCATATAGTCATGAACAATCTTAGCAAGAAGTCGTAACTCTTTTTTCATAGCTGCATGAAGGCGAGCCTGTACACCAGACATTACCTTCATTGAACGCTCCATGAGGGCAAGAGTTGTGCCCACGGGTGCCTGTGCGTTAGTATCTCCTACTTGGATGTCTGCGACTGAGCCAATGCGGCGTCCCTCTTCGACAATATTTCCAAGTAAAGAGTACAGTACGCTTGATGGCTCTTTGTAAGGGATAAACGTAATCGAGTCACGGATGGCACCGCCCGGTACGTCCACATCCCTAAATTCACCCGGCATAAGAGGAGTGTCATCCCCCTTAATACGAAGACCGCGAGCTTTAAGACCCGCTGGCAAATTCGACAGTGTGCCAGCATCAACCAACTGACGAAGGATGGATGTAGCCGACTTAGCAAGTCCACCAATAAGGTGTATAAGACCCGTTCCATAGAAACCCAAACCCGGTAGATAGCGGTAGTGAACAAAGTGTAAACGTTTCTTTTTCCTCTGATCATCCTCGTACCAGTTCTTTCTTATGGATAAAATTTCTCTTGATGACTTATCAATCGTCACAACATATGGACGAGCAATACCATCTGGGTCATCAAACTCATCTGGCATGTTAATCGTTACATGCATTTCAAGTATTGTGTGGCGGTCATCGTCTTCAATTACCGCGCTTTCCCCATCTAACTCATCGTATTTCTCTTGGATATCAGAGAAGTCTGGAGATGGCGCAGGTAACTCTACGTCACGATAGAAGCCAGCAACTTGAAGTTCTCTTATTTCGTTTTCGCTTTTCTTCATGACATGCGTGTATCGCGGGCATGTCATTAAGTCTGTTGCTCCATAAGATACAACAAACTCTTCAGATGGAACGAACACAGCGCAGGGCCTGTCCATTAAAGGGTCATAGTAAACTTTTTTAAACGCAGACCCAGCTAGAGGAAGCTTGAAAAGCATTTGCTCTAGTTCGTCACGATATTCTGTCATCTCTTCTGTAAGAAGATAGTTCATTTCGTTTTGAACACGATCAGCTTGATCTGCTTTCTCTGGGGTCATCTTCCCCATAATCTTTGATCTAACAGGACCACCAGCAGGGAAAAGCTCTCCCATTGCTTGAGCTTGGAACCTAACGACAGATTCTGTAAGCACAGGGTGGAATACACCAGACGCACCAGCCCAAGGCTGCTGTCTGTCTTCAATCTTCATGCCAAGTAGATCTAAACCTTTTACATAAGCCCTAGCCCAGTCAGAGCGTGACTCACGGTCAGACTCAAAATCACTAACAAGCTCAGATGCCATAGATTCAAGTTCTGACTCCTCTATGAACTCAGCCAAGTTTGAGTCATGATCTGGACCCATCAGATTTTCAGCAAGGCTACCTTCAAAGTCAATGATAACACCACCGTCATCTGTTTCCATGGAAATGGAATCTGGATTTACAATCTCAACAGTAAGCTCTTCTTCAGATGGATTCTCTTCAATCTCTACATCAGAAGGAACCATTGGTTTTTCTATAGCCATGAATCACCTTCAGCTTGTGTAAGTGGACATTATCAAAATATTATTGTGCGGTCTAGTGTCGAGGTGGGCAACTTGGGGGAAGCCACCACACCCCGACTAGGGCACTGGGAGATGCACCCATAATCATCCTTTAACTTAGACAGGCTGTTGAAACAAATATTATATTACTGTATTAAAAAATCATGGATAACATGTTGATTTGGAACATCGTATTAACTTTTGTGGTTCTACCCATAGGGTGGTGGGCCAATCAAATCGCATCTGAAGTAAAGCGCCTCAATATTCTTTTGAACATGACAAGAGAGAATTATATAAAGAGGGAAGATCATGCGGGGGAACTTGGGAGAGTTGTTGATCACCTCGTTAGGCTTGAAGGCAAGATAGACAAACTTGCAGAGAAATAGGGGGAGATAGGCATGAGATATGTTTATATGCGCCCTAACAGCGGTATTAGCTAGTCAAAGCCCGACTATAGGTCTGCACCAGACCTGTGAGTATAGGTGCCCTAGAAAAGTTTCGCAGTTTTATTACCAATACCCAGCCAAGGTAAGAGTTCCTTGGAAGCACTTCTGCCCACCATACATCGTTGTTGGTAGGGGGAGAAGGACATGATTGATCCATTTACAGCGCTTGCCGCTGTGAAATCTGCCGTATCCGCAGGCAAAGAATTGGTAAATGTCACCAAGCAGATTGGTGAGTTTTTTGACGGGGTGGATGATTTACGCGCTGCCCATGAAAGAAAGAAAAACAGCTTATTCTCTGGGTCGGATGAAAACGCGATGGAGACGTTTGTGAACTTACAAAGGGCCAAAGACGCGGAAGAGGAGCTTCGCCAGATCGTCATTGCAACCAGAGGTTTTAGCGCGTGGGGTGAACTGCAAGCCATACGGGTGCAAGCAAGAAAAGATCGCAAGGCAAAGCTTGAGGCTGAAAGAAAACGTAAAGCAAAGCGGATTGAACGTATTATCGTTTACGGTGGCTCCGCAATTATTGTTTCAATAATGATTGGCATAACGGTTGTAATAATCTTGGCAAAGCAAGGTAGACTATGAGTGACGGTCTAAGTGGTGTGGGGTCAGCCCCATTTAACATTCAGTCGGATATCCACCAACAGACTCAAAGTCGTGAGCGAATAGAAGCTCACCTTGCTGAGCAGAGGGTGGAGAAAGAACATAGGGCTAATCACAGTCACCTAGAGGCGTTAGCAAAACAAAGGTTTGACTTAGGAGAGACTTATGATCGCTTTGGTCGCAAGACTAATGCAGATAGACCCCAAGGAACTAAGATAAACATAGAGATTTAGTTCAATAGAACTTTTAATAATACTCTACAGGACGCTGATACTTAGGCTCATCGTCCCAGTCATCTGACTCAGCCTTCACCCAACCGCCCTGCCTAAACCTCAATAGTGCCTGAGTAGTGGAATCCACATAGTCATCATGCTCTCCTGACGGGAAGGCAGCACACTCTTCGATAACTTCGTGTGCCCACTGGGTGGGTGGGTGCCATATAGATCCACTGGCAAACAGATCAGTTACAGCGTTTGCCCTAGCAATTTTATCCTGCCCGCGAGAAGGAGTGAACTCTGTAACTGGGATACCCATTGCCCTCAGTTCAAATATTAGTGGGGCACCAGATGCTTTCTTCTCCACAATCATTTGATCTGGCTCATACTCCATGTACTTATCATAGGCAGCACGTTTTAAATCTGGGAACTCAAGCTTTTCTTTGTAGGCATCCAGCATGATTAGATTGGGCTGACTGCGCCCCGTGTCATCAGGATGGTAAAATACCCCCCATGTGGTGCAAGCACTATAGTCAGATCTCTGTGTCTTGAGGAATGCGGTGTCCCAAGACTGCAATATGATCTCACAGGGGGGTGGGTTGGGTCTATCCCACTCTCTCCACCACTCACGCTTGATGAGCGCCCCTTCCTCAGACGTGGGATTTTGCTGATATTGAGCATTCCACTTTGTAGGTGGAAGTTCTGCCCTCAAAGCATCTAGTTCATCTAGTGACCAGAACTCAGGCCAGAGGGGTTTACCCGAAGGCATTATAGCTGGGAACTCAATCACCTCCCAGTCGTCCATACCTTTCTTATTTCCTGTAGATTTCATTATCTGCCCAGTGAGATCTCGCAGAGACCACCGCGTCATCACGACAATGATAGCTCCACCGGGCTGTAATCGCTGACGTGGGCCAGATGTGTACCATTCATATACACGATCATAGACTTCTGGGTTGAATTGTCCCTGTTGTGCGTCCTGTTCTGAGTGAGGATCATCAATAATTAGGAGATCAGCACCTTTACCAGTAACTGCCCCACCAACACCAATGGCGAAGTAGTCACCGCGCTTGTTTGTGTTCCACCTTCCTGCCGCTTTAGAGTCAGATGACAGGGTTATACCGCTGAACACGTTCTGGAAGTCCTCAGATTGTATGAGGTTCCGCACCTTCCTACCAAATCCAACTGCCAACTCAGCAGTGTGGGCGGTTTGAATGACTTTCTTTTCAGGATACTTTCCTAGAAACCATGCTGGCAGCAAGTAAGAGGCGAACTCTGACTTGGTATGACGGGGTGGCATGTTGATAATCAGACGTTTTAACTCACCACTAGCCACACGTTCAAACGCACTCGCCATTTTCTGGTGATGCCGCCCACTAATAAAGCTAGGCCACATGAGATTCACAAAGGAAATGAAGTCTTCCTTAGCTTTCTTCTTGTTCTGCACATCCTCAAGAGCTTCAAGATCCTTGAGAAGGGCAGCTTTCTCATTGGGTGGTAGCTTTGATATCTGAGACAGAACTTGACTTAAATCTCGCAAGCCGTTCCCCCTATATATATCAGGTAAACAGTTATATACCTTTAACTGTTATATACCTTTAACAGATATATAACTTATCTATACCTGATATATAATAGTAGTAAATATATAATATGCTGTTTTATGAAAAAAGTTTAGAAAAGTTCAAGGTCCTACTAATTACCTCAAAACAATCCTTCACAACCTTCACAACCTTCATGATCTCCGTAAGTCAATCATAGGGTGGGGTCTCTGTTTCACCAGTGTTTGAGATTATTTGTGTGTAATACTATGTATGGTCAGAATAATCGGGCGCGCTCGCGGGGGGTGGTCGGGGGTGGGTGGGGGTAAAACTCCTTTTAATTCTGTGCGTGTGCGAGGCAAAAGTTCAATAGCACTTCTTTTTCACATGCCCAGCCGCTTGAGCCGTGCCTCGATATCCGCCTCGATCTCATCCGCGCTACGCTCCGCCTTGTCAGTGGTTTCCACACGATCAATCCATAGCCCGCAGTTCTTGCCAAGCAATTCCAAGGCCCGCACCCTTGCGCCATCCTGCACATCTTCGTTTAACGCAATCTCTTGAAGCTGTTTCAAAACCAGATCTGTTCGAGAGAGGCCCAACACGCGCTGCTCCGCTTCTTTTTCCAAAGCCATCTGCTCCAGCCTAGTTGAAACCTTGGGGTTCTCTGCTGCCAGTCTGTAAGCTTCCCTATGCACTGTAGCATCTGCCATGTTCTCCGCATCATACGCTGCTCTGTAGGCCTCTGAGAAGCTGCTGCCACTCATCACCGCCATGCAAAATGCTTCCTGCTTGTCCGTAAGCTGACTTGCTCCAGCGTTAGGGGATCTCTTGCGGGTTTTTTTTGGTTCACTGGCAGCTACTACCGTGAGCTTTGGCTTGCCTTTTGACGTGCTGCTTGTCGGTGTTTTTTTCATCTCATGCCCTTTTTTCTCAATGTTTTCAGTGGGTGGTATTATTACACCCCACTAGCAGCTTGCAATATCTGCCCCGCGAAACCCTTCCAAAAACCGCCCTGTTCTTGTCATTTTCCAGACCACCTGACTTTTCCCTCTTTTTTGACGTGCTGCGCGTGATTTGTCCCAATTTACCCAATGTTTTCAATGGGAGGTATTATTATACCACACCCTCTCAGCCCCTCAAAATACCCCGCGAATCACCCCTGATTTGACGTGCTGCTTGTCCATCCAGATCCCCGCTGCAAAAGTTCTATTGCACTTTTTATACCAGCCAAACCCCTACTTTTAAAGGCCTTTAGTGCTAAGGTAACTTTAATCAACATTAGGGGTAGACAAGGGAACCTTTAGCTGTCATAAGGGTAATCGAAGTCGGGGGGGCAACGAGCCCAGCGCTCACAGCCCTCGATGGACAACGCCGCAAGGCCCTTGGCAATCGCCCCAGTTTGGCATTCCCGACCGCGAGGTCATTAGGGTTTCGATCAGATGAGACGCTCACTACGAGGCATCAACCCTCGAATGTGTGGGAGTATTTCAGAGACTAACGTAAACGCTGCGAGTGCCGCCACTGGGAAACGGGCTAGTGAGGCGGTTGAATGTAGAGAACACCAGCTTGCAGTAGTAGTGACGCTTTGAACCCCACAATGTGAACTAAACTTTGTAAGCGCCGTCTGTGGGATGGCGCTTGGATGGTTCAGTTTTAACAGGAGAAAAACCATGAACACACCCAGAGATCTGGCGATGAGCCTAGTCGATACCCATACAGCCACTGAGCGGCAGATGCTGCAAGCTTGCTTGGCATACATGTCATGGGATGAGGTGAGCGATATGCTCAAGACTAACGAGTTCTTAGACATGTTCCCCGCTGGATATGCTGAAGAACATTATCAAGTAAATGTGTGAGAGAGGAGAACACAATGGCTTCAATTACTTCTAAACTGCTAGGCGTGAACAAGCTGGGCATCAGCATGACAATCACCATGAAGGGTGATCTAGGTGAGCACTGCCTGACCATCAGATCAACGCAGGAAATGCGAAGTGCTTGGCATTACTCTCTGGCTATGCCGGATGGCAGATGTTTCAGCTTGAAATGTGATGAGTTCCTGCATGAGGATTTCATGGAAACATTTGATCCTGAAAACATCTTTCACGTCAGCGCCATGATGCAGAAGGTTATGGTGCTTGGTCACATAATCGGAACAAACGCAGCATAGGTTTTACACTACATGCCCCGTTATCATGCGGGGCATTGAGGGTAAAATCGCCCATAACATTGTCAGCCTAGAAGGAAGATACAGATGACAAAATCAGCATTTCAAATTCAAGACGCAACCGT